CTTGTACAAGGAGCTGTTACTGGTGGTTCTACTATGCCTTTTAAGTCAATGCAGGAACTAGCCCGTGCTCAGTCTGATCCTCGATATAAGTCAGGAGATAAAGCTTATCACGAAGAGATTGACAGAAGACTTTCTGTGAGTAGACTATAAGTTAATTCATAAAGATGTGTGTGTGACGGTCTTGGACTTCTGCAATTTTTCCCCTGTGCTGTTGGTTGGCATAGGTTTTTTTAAAGAGATGTTCCAAGGCCGTCCTTCTTTTTAGTTTGCTGACCTTCTAGATTCATCGTTATGTTTAAAAACATGGCAACAGAAATAGGAGAAAACGTACAGGTCAAAGCCAACCTAGCGTTTATGGCGAAAGTTATCGCTATTGTAGGGACGTGTGTTTGGGGGTACAGTGTGGTCTGGAATAAACTAATGGTACTAGACAGTAGTCTTGATAGAGTACAACACGAAGGTACATTACTAGGCGACTTGTCCGCTCGCATGATGCATATTGAGAAGTTTGCTGAACAATCAAAAGCAGACCTTAATCATTTATTAGAGATGCAAGACGCTCCAATAACATCTGACCATCAACAGTTTGAGAGATTAAGGTACCTAGAGAAAGAGCTGGATAGGCTAAGAGATAAAGTAGAAGGGATTAAATGAGATGGGTGAGTTACTTATGTTGTTCATCACGGGCGGTGGTAGTACGGCTATGGGTGCTATTCTTAAAGGTGTGTTCGGCTATATCTTTGAAAGCAAGCAACAGAAACACGATCTTGAAATGGCGAGAGAGGCTCGTAACAATGATAATTTCCTTGGACTACAAGCTGAAATCAATAAAGGAGGTAATGGGGAATTTGTTTCTTTTACTCGTCGTGTGCTTGCTGTTATCGGGGTGTCTACGCTCTGTGCGTGTATCATCCTCTGCACCCTCTTCCCCACAGCAGAGATCGTCACCATCACAAACGCAGACGGAGAAGGAATCAACGAGTTCTTTTTTGGACTCATCAGTTGGCAAGCAGCTCAGGAGCCACTCACTATTTCTTCTGGACACATCAGCCTTATGGGATGCACAGTAATACTACCTTGTATCTTAGGCTTTTATTTTGGCCCAAGTGGTCGAAGAGGTTGACAGTCAAGAACTTTTTGTTTTTACTAATAGTAATAATTTTATAGACAACTAGCGACAATTAGTCCCTCGACCTACTGCGGTAGACAATCCTGTGTTGACGAAAGAAGTGAAAGTCACCCAAACAATACAATAACAAATAACTTAAACATAGGAGATATATATTATGGCAGGAGAAGGTATAACAGATCCCAGTCGTGTAGGTATTAGAGGTGCTGGTGCAGGATTAGTTGCAGGTACTGATAACAATGAGTTGTTCCTCAAAAAGTTCAGCGGAGAAATTCTGCAAAGCTTTGAAGAGTCTAACATCTTTAAACCACTACACACTATTCGTACAATTGAGTCCGGTAAATCCGCTCAGTTCCCAGTAACAGGTATTGCTTCGGCTAATTACCACACACCCGGTGAGAACATCGCTGAGGAAGGTGGAGCATCAAGCAAGTACCTTAGTGACATCAAGAAAACAGAACGTGTTATCACTATTGATGATATGTTAGTAGCTTCTACTTTCTTGGCTAACATCGACGACATGAAGAACCACTACGACATCCGCAGCATTTACGCTAACGAGTTGGGTAAGGCTCTTGCAAAACGTTTCGATGAAGCTCTTTCTAAAGTATTCATAGCTGCTGCTCGTTCCGACGCTAACTTGTCTGGTCGTCCAGCTGGTGGTATTCTTGACGTTTCCCAGAATGTAATGGGAGACGGTTCTGATTCAGGAGATGACGCTGTTAACACAGACCCAACAGGTGCAGAGCTAGTTGCTGCTCTTTTCACAGCTGCTCAAAAGCTTGACGAGAATGACGTTCCTAGTGACGGTCGTTTCTGTGTATTGCGTCCACAAGAGTACTACAAGTTAATCACTGGTGGTGCTGGTGCGTTGGCTATCTCTACTTCCGCTGTCAATAAAGACGTTGGAGGTTTAGGAAGCATCGCTTCTGGATCGATCCCACAAGTTGCTGGTATCACAATCTACAAATCCAACCACATCCCTTCAACTAATTTATCAGCCGTTTCTACTGGAGACGGATTAGCTGCTAATGATGTATTCGGAACAAGTGGAATTGGATACAACGGTGACTTTACTAACACGCTTGGTATTGTTTCTCACAGTGCTGCTGTTGGAACCGTTAAACTGCTTGATCTCGCTACCGAATCCGAGTATCAGATCGAGCGTCAAGGTACGCTATTTGTAGCTAAGTACGCAATGGGTCACGGAGTTCTCCGTCCTGAGTGTGCTATCGAGCTTCAGAAGTAACCACTCTCTCTCGGTGCTGGGGAGGTCTGCGATTCGTTCCGCTCCCCTCTACCGAGAACTCTTTCTTTTCTATTTAAAGCTATGGCACTGACTACTAAATTAAACGCTGTTAACACAATGATCTCCGTTATAGGAGAAGCTCCTGTAAATACATTAGGAGGTACAAGCGTACCAGTAACAGTTGTCCAAGCAGAAACCGTATTAAACGAAACAAACAGAGCTATCCAATCAGAAGGGTGGCATTTCAATACGGAACATAACTATGTGTTAACTCCTGACGCAGGTACTAGTAAGATAAACCTGCCGAGTAACACACTAAGGGTAGACTTAGACCCACAAATTTATACAGACTCAGACCCTGTGCAGCGTGGACTTACATTGTATGACCGCAAGAATCACACGGATGTCTGGTCTAAGGAGGTTAAAGCCTCCATTACTTTCGAGTTGGACTTTACAGATTTACCTGAGCAGTTCCGACATTACATTACTGTTAAAGCAGCCCGTATCTTTTCCAACCGCTTCTTAGGCAGCAGGGAGATAGAAGGCTTTGCTTTGAGAGATGAGATAGAAGCTAAAGCTAGAGCAGTAGACAGCGACTCAGAAGCTTCTGATAGAACTATATTCGACAACTACAGCGTACTCCGAGTGCTAGACAGATAGACGATGCCGTTACTCGTAACAAGTGTACCGAACCTTGTCCAAGGCATATCGCAACAGCCTGACAACTTAAGGTATCCCGGTCAAAGTGATGAGCAGATAAATGCTTGGTCTACTGTTGTTGAGGGTTTGGTGAAGAGACCACACACTGAGTACGTAAAGAATGTAAACGCTACAGCACCCGGTAATAACTTGTTTACGCATTTTGTTAAGAGGGAGGAGACCAATAAGTATGTGCTGAATATGTCGATGGTAGGTGCTACTCCTACACTTAAGGTCACAAACACAGAGACAGGTGACGATCTTCCTGTTACAGCTACTACTATAGCAACTAATTACCTAAGCAGTATAACAAACCCCAGAGAAGATGTTAAAGCCCTGACTGTTGCTGACTACACATTCCTTGTTAATAAGAAGCGGACAATACTAAGATTAGATGCTCCTGCTGATTATGTTTCCTACAGCGGAAGTATTTATAAATGTATAAACCCTCACACTTCTATAGCAGCTAACACACCCGATGTCAGTGATGATTGGATAGAAACGACAGAGGTTACATCAGCAGATGCGTGGGCCGTTGATACAGATTATACGTCGGACGCAAAGACTAAGCCGTTAGAAACAGAAGCTTTAGTATTTGTTAAGTTAGGTGACTACGAGAAGACATACGACATTTACTTAGACGGAAGCGTCGTACAAGGTAATCTTGCTCATCACACATTAACAGGACATACTTACGTATCGGGAGAGGCAAGTGCGGGTGGCAGTCATTCGGGAGGCAGAGAAGCAGACACGGAATATATAGCACAACAAATAGATACTGTGCTTGATTCTTTCTTTGGTTCGACAAGTCGTGTCTCAGGTGTACCTACTCTTAGCGGAGGTTCTCAATTTGAAGCGACTCAGAACTTACCTTCACGCCCAGCACCGGGTTCCCCAGCAGGACAAGTAGCAATTTTGCACCCATCAGGTACACACCGTAAAGTGTCATATGAGTTCTTTATAGAGCAGTACACAGATAACACACTTACCACTAAATTAGCATCAGGTGCTAAAGGTAAAGTTGTTTTTAACACAAGCGGTGCAGTGCAAAGCTACAAATTAACACATGGAGGTAGTGGGTATGACGGAACTTTATTAAGTGATACTTTAAAACTTGTTATTAGAAGGCACGTAAGTATTACAACTGTAACAGGAAGCGGTTGGAATTCATCTCGATCAGAGTCTACATCTACAACAAAGACAGACATAACTTCTGATACACCCGGTTATGTAATGCCTACATTCACAGCTACTTTACCTACTGAAAACATCTATACGGCTGAGAGGCAAGGCTCTGTTATAAAAATTAAAAGCACTAGTGACTTCAGTATAAGGACAGAAGACGGACTAGGTGGTCAAGGTTTAGGTATAGCTTATAAAGAAGTAAACAATATTACAGAGTTACCTCAAGTATGTTTTAATGACTTTCGTATTAAAGTAGTAGGGGATGCTGAGTTAAACCAAGACGACTACTATGTAAGGTTTCAAACTAAAGATCGTGAAGATTTTGGTGCAGGTTCTTGGGTGGAGTGTCCGGGTTGGAAAAGTGCTCCAGAATCATCAAAAGTGTCTAAAGGTCTTGATATGTCGCTAGATGTTGAGACTATGCCGTTGGTACTGATTCCTTACTTTGAAGATGGCTCTGACTCTATTGAAGAGTTCTCACTACAGACTCCTAATGAGTTGGCTAATGTTGTTGAGCATAATAGCGTTTATTACAATTTAATAGAAGACCACAAAGGTACAGCAAACACAGAGCCCGGAGTAGGTGCTGATTGGCAGGAGTATTGGGTAGTAGTCACAGGTTATACTTTAGCACGTGCTTGGGAGCTTAACGCAACTTATAACCAAGCAGGGGCTGGATGGATAACAAGACAGGCAGGTGATGATAATACTAACCCCTTCCCTTCCTTTACAGGTACTACTATTAACGATGTCTTCTTCTTTAAGAACCGTTTAGGTTTTCTTACAGACGACAACATTATCTTTAGTGAAGCGGATGAATACTTTAACTTCTTCCGTACTACTACTCAGCAGTTGTTAGACTCTGCACCTATAGATGTAGGACTCAGTCACACAAAAGTAGCACAACTGCAACACGCTCTGCCGTTCCAAGAGAAGCTTATGTTATTTAGTAGGCAGTCTCAGTTTGTGTTGAGAGGTGGAGACTTGTTGACTCCTAAGACTGTAAGTATATCACCTGTTACAGAGTACGACATATCAGACAATATAGACCCTGTTGCACTTGGTAACTACATATACTTCCCTTTTAAGCGTGCTGCGTTTGAGGGGATGTATGAGTACTTTGTTGATAACAATACTGAGGTGTTTGAGGCTAATGAGATAACAGCACAAGTTCCTAATCTTATACCGTCTAACATTACACATCTTGTAGGTACAGCTTCTGAGAACATGATAGTAGCTAAGTCTAGCACTGATGACTATACACTATTTGTTTACAAGTACTACTGGCAGAACAAAGAGAAGATACAGAGTGCTTGGATGAAGTTTACATATAGCCGTAAGATACGAGGCTTTGACTTTATAGACTCCGACTTGATGTTACTGACAGAAGATACAGAAGGCTTACACCTAGAGAAAGCTACAATGGAGAACGGGCTTGTTGATGACGGGCT